ATCTACTTCAACAGGTTTCATACCATTGATACCACGCCATATAGGACCTAGACAACGCCATATATCTTTTGCTGTACCATTCTCCCATACATCTTTAGGTGCTTTGAAACCAAAACTACTACAATTCAATCTTAAATGTTGATGAAAGTAATTACTTAAATCATTAAATATAGATGGTGCGTCTATGATACCTAGACCATGGTCTTTAAAATTATATTTGTAATCGTCATATTTTTCTTTTACATTCTTCTCTACTTGTTCTATAGGTTTTACATATTCCCATACATCTTGTTTCTGTAAAGATTTAAATGCTTGACGCATTACCTCATATGAAATCTCCTTTAGAGGAAACGTTGGTCTGTTTGTTGCAATATATTCTGCAAGGTCCTCTCTAAATTTTTCTTTACCTATATCGTTAGTAACGGTTTCAAACTGCTGTTGATCCATTACAGGTAATTTGTTTTCATCTGCAAATTTATTTAGGTAGTTCATCATTCCACTTTCTTAATAACCATATTACAAAACCAAACGCTAGTATAACATAAAATATTGCTAATGTCAATTCTACCACTTGTTTACCTCATTTCCGTATTGATCCCAACCATCTCTTTGTTGTCTAGCAAACATCTCTATATAGGGTCCTTCTAATAAGTTCTCTATATGATTGTACATTATATCTGGTTTACGACTATGTTCTCTACGTTTTTCTACAACTAATTGTGGCACACTCTTTGATAGTCTTTTAGGTTTACCTTTTGTTGCAAGTAAACACATCTCTGGATTACCTCTAGTCCAGTAACCTAAACCTGTAAAGAAACCTTCAGATTTTTTATTTGTCTTTGCCCATGTAAAGGCTACAGTTTTGTACTTGAAACCCCAAGCATTAATTACTTCAAATGCTTTATCTAATAAAGGATCAATAACCCACATTAATAATACTGAATCATCATTTGCTATTTTGTTTACAGGCAAATCTTTTATGTCTTGTAAAGTCATAACGCTATAATGTTTTTCAGGACTTCTATCTTTACCTTTGTTAGAAAAGGTCTTAAATGTCCATGGTGGATCAGCGTATATTACATTATATTTTTTAGTAGTATCCATATAGTCAATATTATAATAAAAAACATTTTAGTATCTATTTGAGTCATTGCAATTCTTTGACCCCATGTAAAGAATACAAAAACTGTAAAGTATAGAAGTAACATTCCCTCTATCATCCGAAGAAAGCCTCTAGTGTTGCCTCACGTTCTAACTTCCACCCTATCGAGTCAAGTATAAATCGTAAAGGATCAGTAAATGTTTTTTCAAATTGTGTATCGTAATCTACATACTTGTGTAAATCAAATTCATATGGTATCTTTGTAGCAAAAGATATTACGGTATCTTTAACTACATTTGGTTGTTTCAACATCAAAAATTTAATCTTATCGCCATCTTTTATTATAGGATATTTAGCAGATAGTTTGTGTCTGTATATATTATGATTGTATATTAAGGCGCCTTTTACATGAATAGGTGTACCTTTGTTATAGATGTTTGATGAGTTAGTATATTTGCTAAGGTTGTTACATGATCTAGGAAAGGCAACCTCTTCTGGTGATAGTGATTTAAATACTTCTTTAAATTCTGTTACAAACTTAATCAATGCTTCTTCGCTATCATTCATAATTACACGAATAGCGTCTTTAATTTTACCACGGCATACTTCAGGTGTAGATGATTTAACTGCTTCAACACCCATAATTTTTAGTTTAGGTACATCAAATCTAATACCTTCTTCATCAAATACATTCATCATATATCTTTTTTTGGCAACCCATATACCTTTGTTAGCAATTGCTTCTCGTTTCATAATCATTTTCTGTTGATAAGCATTTACATATACTGCAAGATTTTTAAAACTATCATCAATAACTTTTTGTATTTTTTCTTCGGCTGCTTTGTCTAAAAAATCTGTAATCTGTTGTGGTGTTTTATCTTTACAAACCTTTTTAACAAGTGTATCTAATCTCAAATAGATAGAATCTGTATCAGACGCAACAATATAATTTACATTGGTTGTATTTAAAATCTTATTCATAAATCTATTTACATCACGTTCTACCCAACGAATAGATAACTGACCACCTAATGTGATTGCTTCTGCCTGTTTTACATCAAAGTATCTAAAGTATTGATTACCGATTGCACCGTAAGCAGAGTTAAGAGAAATCTTTTTTGCCATCTGTATATTATGACATCTACTAATTTCATTTTTATAGATAGGGTCTTTTGTCTTTTGATATTCTTTTTTTGCCTCTATAGACTTCTTCTTAAATACAACACGTTCGGTATACATCTTCTCCATAAGTTCAGGTAAGAAACCTTGTTTATCACGTCTAAACATAGCACCGTTTGGTGCAATAGTAACGTCACGTTCTTTTGCCCATTTAAGATTTAATTTTTCTTCTAAAAAGTTTTCTACGCCTACTGCTTTAGGTTCAACACCTACAAACATCTCTGGCGATATATTATACTGCATAATTAAATGCGGATACAAACTATTTAAATCAAACGAAACAATCCAGTTATGTAAACCTAGTTGTGGATCTTTTACATATGCACCTTCGTATTGTGTATCCTTTTCATGGTCTTCTCTAGGTGGTATAACAATATTTTTATCTCTTAAATGATTATAGATTATTGTATCCCAACATCTTACTTGTGAATAAACATCTGTATAATTAACTTTGTAATCGTATGCCATAGTCAAGCATAACTCAATCAATTTCATTTTGTCTTCTAACCTATCAACAAGTTCAACGTCTTGTATATTGTATTCTACAAACCTTTGATAGTCTTTTGTATAGAAGTCTTTAAATGTTTCATATGGATTATCTAATTTAGATTCGCCTAGTTCTACTTTGGCAATATAGTTTAGTTTATAAGACTCTTGCCTTACATATGTAAACTTTCTATACAGATCAAAATAATCTAATACAGATACGCCTAGTATATTCCAGAATTGTTGGTTCTTTTGACCAAACTGTATTCTATCTGCATTGACATAATTCCATGGTGACATTTTATTAATCGTATCATTATCAAACATATATCTCATACGATTCATAAGATAAGGTAAATCAAAAAACTTTACATTCCAACCTGTTAGAATATCAGGATGATTCTTACACCAGAATTTTAGAAACTCTAATAACATATGTTTTTCGTTTTGACATTTTACATATGTTACGTTTGCTTTTTTAGAAATGAAGTCGCCTGTACCCCATGTTAATATCTGTTTGTTGCTGTGATTTTTTATAGTAATACAAATAACTGTTTCTTTTGCAGTATCAGGATCGGGAAAGCCGTTCTCACACTCGGTTTCAATATCAAGTGTGAATATCTTTATGTAATCTTTATTCCATCTCATCTCGCCTTTGTATTCGTCAGCGATGTATTGATAGTTGTATCTATTCATACCAAAGATTTTATACTCTGGTATAGGTGCATACTCACTATAGAAATGTTTTGCTTTTGATATAGAATCAAATCGTTTTGCTTTTAGATTAGTACCATCTAAAGTTTTGTATTTTGATTCTTCTTTTGTAGGTAGATATAGTGTAGGACTGTAATTAATACGACTTAAATAAGATTGACCATTATTGACACCTCTAATAAGAAGTTTACCTTTATGCTCAATTACATTTGTATAAAAACTACTCGCCAAATTCATATCCTATTATAACATTAAAAGACAAAAATGTCAATTACGTAATGATTTTTGCTTTAGGTGTAACTATCTGACCTGTATTTTGTTGATATGCACCAATCATATTGTCGTCTGGTGTAGTGTCAGTAATTATATTTGCTTCTTTAATGTGTATAACTTCGTCTTTTGTGTATGGTATGTAAGGATGAAATCCTATTTGCATAGGTTTGCCTGGTTGTCCTTGCATTGGTATCAATACAAAAGGTTTCTTTAATGCCACATGATCTGCTTTATCGCTTTCTTGTGGCGTACCTATTACGTCCTCTCCAGATGAGAGTCTGTACAATCTAATCATAATATACTCCTATTCAGTTTTATTTTCTTCAGTTGATTGTTTTTTTCCGATATTATATTTTGCTTGCAAATTCCATTCGTTCTTTTCTTTGAAAGCAATAATTTTGATTTGTGATAAAGGTGCTTTGTTTTCAGCAGCCTCTGGTTTGACTATAGATAATAAGTTCCAGTCTTGTAATAAAACTGATATTGTGTTACGTCTTTGAACATCATTCTCTACTAACGTAGCCTTCTTACCATCTAAAGCAAAAAGTTCTTTGAAATGTACTATGTAATATTTACCTTGTTTGTGTAGTATGTGGCAACTTTGAAATAAAGTTTTATCTTTACGACTTGCAACACCTATTCGGGACAAAGTTTCCCTAATCTTTAGAAAGTCATCTGGCTGTTTGAGTGTAACCTCTAACATCTGCTCAGGTGACCAATTAAAATTCTCGTCACTCATTTTTTTCTCCCACCCTTATCAAGTTTTTCCTTAATAAGATTCAATTGTTTCTTATCTAGTATGTCAAGGGCTATCTTTGCTTTTGCATTGCTATAACCATAATATTCTTTTACATACTCTAAATTTTTTGATTTAGCAGTTGTAGTCCACTTGCCACCAAATCTTTTTCTCTTACGAATACTATTTAGTAGAAAGTGAAATTGTAAACGCTTGCTGAGGCTATGATGTATATTCATCTCATTTGCCATCATTATAGCGTCAACGTGCTGTGATAAACAACGATTAATGACGTATGGTGGGTACTTCTTTTCCCAAGTCAGATCATCTCCGTCTAGCAAATTAACTTTTGTCCAGTTAAGTGCATTGAGATAATCAGATAATTTGTATTCTATCATAATATAATTTCTGGTGCCGCTTCACGGATTTGAACCGCGGACCTACTGATTACAAATCAGTTGCTCTACCAGCTGAGCTAAAGCGGCCCTATTGTTAGTGTTTTCTGTCATGTTTCTTGTGACCTTTATGAGAACCCATATAGTAATCGCCTGGTTCGTAATCCCAAACTTTACCGTGATGACCTCTTATATCTGCCCAAAGCATTCTACATTTCACTATCAATCTTCTTAATAATGTTCTTCTTGCCATTTCTTCCTCTATTTAAATTTACATTCAGCCATGATCTGTGTCAAGCATGCAACCATATTTATCTCGTGGTCAGCCACAAACGCAGATTTATATTGATAATCAGCAATTGTTAGTACGGCTGCAGGGATAGATTGAGGTTGTAGATGTTTGTATAGAATATCATAGATACCAGTAAACAAAGAAGATGGATCTTTATCAAGGTTTTGAACAACCCATTTTCTCATATCACCAAACCTTTTGTCTTTTAAAAATGAAATCAATTGTTTATTGTTGATTTCTGACATAGATACAAGTATACCACTATCTATCTTACCTCTTACAGAATAACGTTGTAATTCGTTTATAGTTCTTCTAAAGTCTGGATAGTGTCTTTGTATTAGTTCAGCAAGTACTTTGTTATCAAACTCTATATTCTCTGCCTTCAATACATCACCTAGTCTTTTAAGAAATGCAGTAGCAGTTTTTACTTTCTGACCATTAGTAATACGAAAATCAATAACTGTACAACGACTATGTAATGCAGGTATGATT